CGAGCACTCCGGCGCCGGCGTCATCCAGGGCGATCGCGGTTAGGTCGAGCAGCTGGTTCGCCTTGATGGCGGCGCGGCACATGAGGTGCAACGGGGATCCGGCGCCGAAGTACCCCGCGGCGTCGGCGTCCGAGAAGACGGAGGTGGCGACCAGGGCGGCGACCGTGCCGGCTGCCCGGCGCTGGCCGATCAGCAGCACCCGCTGGGGGTTGGCCGGCAGGTTCCGGTTGGCGAGCGAGGTATCGTAGCCGACGTAGGTGCCCGGCTTGCGGGTCGAGCTGGCGAGCGTGTTATTCATGGGCCGTGGCCTCCTTCGTTTTGGCGGTTTTCTCGGTTTTCTCGGGGGCTGCTTCGCAGAGGATCAGCGACCCCTCTTCGATCAGCCGGCGGTAGAATGTGCTGTCGGGGACCGCGCTCCCCCCGGTGGCGTCGATGATGTAATCACGGTGGCGCCCTTCCTTGGGGCAGATCTGCCCGGGCGGCGTTTTGACCTGGATGGTGTCCTGCATGGCGGTTACTCCTTTTACAGCGTGGTCTCGTCCTGGGCGGACAGGGTGCCACCCGGCTCCAGGAGGTAGTCTGTTGCGACCCCGATCAGGTCGTGGGCGGTGTCCTCGTCCCGGGGGACGCTGAAGCAGAAGGAAAGGCCGAACTCGATCAGGTAGACGATCTTGTTCTGCTTGTACTCCTCCTCGCTGGTCGCCTCGGCGAAGCGCTGGGGCTCAATGCCGGGCTCTTCCAGGTTGAGCCCGAGGTCGCGCTGGGCAAGTGCCAGGATGATGGCGAAGACCAGCGGGTTGGCGATCCGGCGCCGGTCCTCCTCGTCGCGGTCGCTCTTCACCGTCAGCTCGACGTGGAGCGTGCAGGGGACCCGGTAGGTGTACTTTCCCTCCTTGACCCATTTGCCGCTCTCGAAGATGACCAGGGCGAGGGAAGGGTTGGTGAAAATGTAGCGGCCACCCTTCTGGATCGCCGTCTTGCGGATGGCGGAGATCTGCTCCACCAGGCGCGCCTCAACGGCCTGCTCGATGGTGGAGACGTCCAGGATGGCGGGCAGAGCTGCCATTTAAAACCCCTTCAAACTGTTGCGGCTGAACTGCCGTCCGTTGCCGCTGATGACCTCCGGCGTGGCCGAGGTGAAGGCCTCCGGTGCCGGCGTCGCCTCGGGGATCCCCAGGGTGACGACGCCTTTGGCGATTAGTCCCAGGTTCTTCACCGCGGCGTCGTAACGGGTCTTGCGGTTCTCCGGGACGTTCTCCCGGCGCGAGTAGAGGTTGTAGACGGTGATGTCCAGGGCGAGCGCCTTGATGAAGTCAGGCACCGGGCTAAAGGGTACCTGGTAGCGCTTGCCGCAGAAGCCGTCCACCTCACCGTCGGCCCTGGAGAGAGCCTTGGTCACCTTGTCGTCATCGACCAGGCCCAGGTTCTCGTCGTCGGTGAGCTGGCGCAGCGTCTCCTCCGATACTTCGCCCAGGATGTCGTCTTTCGTGTTGTAGCTCATGGCGTCCCTTTAAAAAGAGGGGGCGGGCTCGCCGCCCCCCTCCGTCCTCGCTTGATCCTGCTTTCCCCTGATTACTGCCGGTCCACGCAGATGTTGTAGAGCGTGCCCGGAGATCCCGTCGAGTAGGCCGAGAAGGTAACCCCGGTGATGTTGTGGTTGATGGCCAGGTCGCCGGAGCTGCCGGGCTGGTACGCGGTGTTGCTGTTGAGGCTGCGCTTGACGATCTTGGCGGCGCCGGCGGAGTCCGAGGCGGTCCAGTACATCATCAGGTAGTACTTGCCCGCGGTGTCGGTGGTGGAGAAAGTCCCCAGGGTCCCCTTGGTCTTGGTTACCTGGATGCAGGACGCGGCGGCCGGGGAGGGCGAGATCGCCTTGACGTTCTGCACGGTGACCGGCGTGTTGTCGGTCGGCAGGATCCCGGTGTAGGCCAGGGCTGCCACACACATGGTCACCAGCAGCAGGATCGTCATCAGGGTCAGGCTCATCGCCCGGGTGTAAAGCGTTTTCATGGTGACTCCTTTCCCTCGTGGTTTATTCAGCCGGGTTGGCAAGTTCGGCGCGGCGCTTGACGATGGCGTCGAGTACTCCCTTGCGGGTCTCCCCTTCGGCCAGCAGATCCAGCGCCTGGCTATCGACGGCCGCCTGCACCAGGGCGACGCTCTCGCCCACGTTGGGCTGTTTGGGGGTAGCGGTGCTGACCTGGACCACCAGCATCGGCTCGGCCTGCAGGATCTTCAGCTGTGCCGCGGTGAAGGTGTTGTCGGGGTACTCGGTCGCCGTGGCCGGATGGTCTACTCCGCAGCGCCGAAAGCCCGTTTGCTTGCTCGTTATCGTGATGGGCATTGCCTGCTCCTTTTAGCGGGTCGGGGCGCGGCCTGGGCCGCACCCGCCGGATCGGGTTACTTGAGCCAGGGGACCACCAGCACGTCGGTGAGGCCGCGGTTGGTGTTGGTCGTGGCGTTGATGATCTCCGCGTTGGCGATCAGGTTGGCGTTCTCGCGGTTGGAGGGGCCTACCACCAGCAGGTTCGGCTTGATCCCCAGGGGGCGCCCCTCGTCCGACTGGAAGGACATCATGCGGTCATAGCCGTCGTTGTACTGCGCCGGGCCCAGCTGGTCCTTGGAGCCGAAGGCCTGCTGCCAGAAGCCGAAGCCGACGTTGCACCTGGCGTCCACGCCGTAGCGGTATTCCTTGCGCATGAAGACCGCCTCGTCCTGCATGCTGGTCATGGAGGTGAAGGCGTAGTCGCGGCGCTTCTGGAAGATGAGCGGCTTCAGGGGGCGCCGGGTATCCATCAGGAACCAGGGGTTATTGTTGCCGTCCTGCATATTGGAGACGGAAGTGGTCGAGCCGTCCGAGTTCTTCACCGGGTGGTCGACGTCGAAGAAGTACTGGCCGTCGTAGCAGGCGGTGGTGAAGCCGGCCTGGAGCAGCGCGAAGATCAGCTGGTCCGGGTGGGTGGCCGCGGCGTAGCCCATCTCCTGGAACATCGGGTTGAAGATGCCGTAGCTGTCGTCCTCGATGTTGTCGCGGTCGACGCCGATGGAGGATTCGAACGGCTTGTTGCGGATGGAATAGTTGTGCGCTTCCATCGACTTGATGACGCGGTCTCCGATCCACTCGCGCATGCCGGGGAACTGACCCAGCCAGGCGTAGAGTTCGACGGAGGAGGAGGACGGCACCATGGTGGCCAACTTGTCCCAGTATTTCTCCGAGGTGCGGAAGCCGGTATTGAAGGCCGCCTTATACCCGGTGAACAGGGCTGCGAGGTTTTGCTGATTGATGATCATGTGAAAGCTCCTTTAACGGCGGTTAAATGCCCGGCGAACCGGCTTAGGCGAACTTGACCCAGACGCCGGCGTCGTCCACGTCGATGATGAGCCCCGCGACCGGGCGCGCACCGCCGCCGTTGGTCTTGGCGACGGTCTGGTCGTCCACCACGTAGCAGTTGTCGCCGATCTGGGCGATGGTGATCAGGTCGGCGGCTGCCGAGTTGGCGAAGCGGTGCGGCCGCTTGTCGACGTTCACGACCAGTGCCCCGTCGGCACCCAGGGAGTTGTCGGCGTAGTTCAGCGCGACACCGTCTGCGACCAGGGTGTTGTCGGCGGCGCCGGGGGTCAGGTACCCGGTGGCGTTCAGGCAGCAGAGCGCCCCGACGAAGATGATTTTGGTGGCCGCCACCTGGCGAGCGAGCTGGATGCCGTCCTTGCGGGCGGTGTTACGGTCTTGAGTCAGTGCGGGCATGTTGCGTCCTCCTGGTAGATTGTGGGGCGGCTTACAGCGCCGCGGCGTATTCCTCTTCGCTCAGTCCCATGGTCCTGGCGACCTCTTTCTGGGCGGCGTTGAGTGACTTGCCGCCGCCATCTGCCTGCTGGTGGTCCAGGCCGGTGTCGCCGGCCACAACAGGCGCGGCCGCTACGAAGTTTTTGAACTGGTCCAGCCCCCCTTCCTGCTTGCACTGCGCCCGGAAGTACTCCTCGTTGGCAGGGGTGATCTTGCCGGCCTTCAGTGCCGCGGTGATCTCGGTGTTGATGGCCTTATCTAGCTCGGCGGCCTTCAGGGTGTTCAGCTGCTGCTCCATGTTGTTGGCCTTGGTAACGGCGGCCTCGAACTGGGAGCGCGGGATGAACTTCTCCATGGGCGGGTTGGCGGCGTGGTTCAGGGCGGTGGTGAGGTCGCCCTTCATCTGGGCGATGTGGTTCAGCGCCTGGGCGAAGGTGGCGGTTTCAGGCAATCCGAGGGATGCCAGCAGCTGTTTGAGATCCATAGGATCCTCCGTGTCAAGGTGTGCACTGTTAAGAGCCGGGATGTATAGGTTCGGTTTATTCGTCAGTCCGAGGCTGGAGAGCCCCCGGATGTTCAGTTCCTTGTCGTGCAGCAGTACCGGCGAGATGTAGCGGTACTCCCGGTTCAACACCGCCTCTCGGCCGCTGGGAGTCCACACGATGCGGCCATAGACCGCGCCCCCGTCGCCCAGGCGCAGCCCCTTGATCCAGCCTGCGGCGGGGGCCG